ACCTGATGAACTCAGGCTCCATAATGAACCGTCCCCAATCCGATGTTCCAGTCTCGGCCTGATAAATATCATCTGCATAATGTGCGTATACGGAACGTCCGCCCTGCGAATAGTCGCACGTAAACACGACCGGCGGAGGATAGGTCTGAGCAACGAACCTTGACACGGCGTAGTCAAATCGGAACGCTACACCATCCCACCCGAACGGGCCGGTTGGAGTGACGGCCAAGGCATAATCAAATACAAGCCCGCCATAGAGCATTTTAGGCTCGGTCCCGTAGGCGAATGAGCCATATTCTCCGGGAGCGGTTTCCAACCAAAATTGCCCCCTCGCCTCTGCCTCTGAAATGAGGGAGTAGATGCCAGCCGCGTAGTCTGCGATGAACGCCGTTCCGACCGGAGACGCGGAATAATCGGCGCGGAACGCAACGTCTTGTTCTACAACCTCCGAATAATCGCACACGATATCGACGCCACGCGGCGGGGCCGTGACGGGCGCGGCCATGAGCGCAATCATGGCCGGGATACCGGATACCTTCATTCTGACGGCCCGCCGAACCAACGAACAACATCACCCGCCGTGTCGCTGATCGCCACCACGGAAGCAACGCCGCCCGGCTGTAGATACGCGTGCCCGTATGGATTGCCGATGCCAGACGAAAACCCGATGTTGGTTGACGATCGGTTATAGATCGTCACGTTAAAGCCGTCGCCCAGCGAGGCAAAAATGCCGTAGCTGACGAACGTGTTAGCCAGCGTCACCGTGAGTGCCTTGCCCACATGATCCTCTCCCGTGAGAATGAGATCAGCCGTCAGAGGCTCATACTCGGTCAGGTATTCCCCGGCTGGGTTAATGACCTGTTGGGCAAGCGCGCTCAACGGGATGTGCGACATGGGCGTGCCTTCCGGCCCCTGCTGCACAAGCATCACGTCGGTTGGGGATACTGCGCCACCAAGCGGAAACTGAATGATCTGTTTCGGTTCGGCCATGGTTCAGGCGCCTCCGCGAATTTTGTCCATGGCCTCGGACAGCGCGTGGATTTTGTCCATGGCCTCGGCCAACTGTGACGCTTGATCCTGACAAAAGGCGACAAGTGTAGGGATCAGCTTGGAATGGTCCACCTGCTGCATGTCCGAACCATCCTTCTCCCCTCGCACCATGAACCCCGCCCCGGCTTCCTGTAGCTCGTGGGCAAGGAACATCGGGTATCGGGCACCATCCGTCAGGAACTCCGCGTCATGCACCTGTAGCGCCATCAGGAAGGCAGGATCAGCCGGGCCGTGTGTGCGTTTGAGGCGGTAGTCGGAGGATGTGTTGTAGGCGGTGGCGCTGCCGCTTGTGCTGATCGTCCCGACCACGCCGTTGCCATTCAGAAACCCCATGGCGAGCGCAGATGACGTTCCGGCGGTTTCTGTTGCGATCGGCGCCGTCACGCCGTCGTCTTTGACCGAAAGTCGGCCTGTTGCCGCCGCGCCGCCCAGTTGAACGTCACCGTTTGCATCGCGATGCACCGCTTGCACCGATGGCAACGAACAATAGACCGTCGTCGTGCCAGCAAAATTCAACTTTGCCGTAGTGCCTGCGGTATTCCCGAGAACCGTTGTGCGGCTAAGCGTGTTCGGCGAACCGTGCGTGAGGGTTTCAATCCCCCATTCCGCCTGTGTCGCATCCAGCATGAAATAGAATGACGTGGCACCATTGGCGATCACCGAGGCGAACGTCACGAATGGCGCCGTAGCCCCACCAAGGTTAAACGTCGTGTTCGTGCCGGGAGCGGATGCTGTCTCCTTCACCATATCGTAAATCATCACAGCCGCTCCGTAATGCGTGCATTCCAAGCCACCCGCGCTGCCGTGCGAAGGCCGTATGTCATCTGGTCCGACGTGCGAAGTTGCCCGAACACGGCTTCGTAATTGATATCGGTGCTGTCAATGTTCGGGATCGCCAACACGTTCCCACCGAGGCGCGCGATGCGGTCAATCTCCATCGCGTCTTGCCACAGTTCGGTTGATGCTGACGTGCTATCGAACGTCAACGCAACGTATCGTTTCTGCCATCGGTGGGACGGGAACTCTTGCCCGCCTTGACTTTGCTGCTGATCCGTCCTGTCCACCCGCCCAAATGTTGACTGATAGGTTCTGCCGTATTGTGGTATCCACAGCGGGCCGCAGTAGACAAGCGGGACGTTAATGAAGTTGTCCGGGTTACCTGGGTCGTTGACGTAAATTTGAAGGAAGTCGGCAGTCGTGTCAGACGGCAAGACATGAACAACCTGTTGGTAGCCTGATGGCGGACCACTCACATTCGTAGAATAGACCCCAGTGGGTGACCCATTGTTATCGTTCCACAGGGCGATATTGACCGTTGCCTGCGGCGTCAGATTTGATCGCGCCAACACTACAGCCCGCCATGACTGGGCTAGGGTTCGGGGTTTAATGCTCAGGAACGCACCCGTCGCCAGCGTCAACCCGCCAGCTTTCGTTTGCCAAGCGGCCTGCGGATGTCCCTGATCATTTGCCACCTGATCCGGGTCAAGCCCGGTTGCGGTATCGTCTACGCTGTTCGCGGCAATCACCGCATCTTTGGCATAGTTCTGATACCCGATCGCGGTAACGCCCATCAGACCAACACCATGAACGTGATATCCTCATTCGATCGGAATTGCTCACGAACTATTAGGCCGCGCTGGCCGAGGCGAAGGAACGCATCTGGCCATGTTAGCAACACCGTGTCGCCGAGGTCCAAATCCAATCCAATTTCGATCGGGACGCGCACCAAATACGCGAACCTTTGGGCACACCACAAATCTGCGATTTCACTCGCCACGGTCGCCGCATCTGTCGCGCTGTCTAATGCCCCTCCGAATGGAGGAAGATCGTTAGGGAGCCTGTATGTCGCTTGTATATCGGCGCTGAGAGACGTTTTGAAGCGATCGGACTGTTGGACGAATTCTCGATGTGCGTCTGTCGCCGTGGCCGATATATCCGGTTGCAGAGTGTAGTTGTGCTGATATCCGCAACGAATGCGATATGGCGGAGGATGCAGCGATGATGGCAGTTCAACGGCCCGAACGCTGATCGTGTTGTATTCGTTCAAAGCCATGACTGGCGTTGCAGTTAAGGATGTTGCCCGAAGGACCAAGGGACGCGATTTGCCATTGCGACCAACGATCAACTTAGCGCCGTAGGACGATAGCATATAGGCCACGGCGGCACGGCCAGTCATTCCAGAACCGGGAGGAATGTAGATACCGCCGCCGAACGGATATGATGAGGTTAGCGAATACGTGCCTGCCGCATAATCAGCCGAGAATGCAACATCCAGAGAGGCCGCTTCATAGGCTTCCGTGTCGATAAACGCGGCAGGGACCGAGGCATCTTCCGATTGCAGATACCGGGCAATTTCGATGATGCCATTTCTGGCGCCTGCCGCAGGGAACTCCCCCGTTGCATCGAGCGTAATTTGACCAACCGGCGCACTGCCTAGCTGAAACAAGCCACGGCTGTTGTCGGTGCGATATTCCCCTGGGTTGGTTGTGCCGGTGTATAGGTCCGTCGTGTTAGCCTGAAACTCGATCACCGCCGCACCACGCTCATATAGCGCAACAACCGTGCCGGCGGCGTCGTTGTATTGGTATATCTGGTTTGTCGGATCAATCAGAACCGGCGTGATGTTGTAAGCCGTGCCCCGCAGTTTTGGTAGGCTGACGCCTGCCAATTCGGATGTGCCGTCATAGGCTCCGGAACCCACATAGACACTCGTCTGGATCGGGCGATCCAGCCAATACGAAATGTCCCGGATTGGAATACGAACCGCGTTATCGGCCGCAATCCACATGCCGGATATGCCAGTAAACACGGGCTCCAATGTAGCTAGCGCCGGGGAAGTCCAGATGTTCCGCGCTGTATAGAGACGTTCCATATCCCGTGTGGATGCACCCTGCGCTGATATGGGAGGGAGGATCACGGAGCTGGCCGTAGCGCCTTCCTCTAGCTGCGGTGCACCGATGCGAAGGGTAATATCCACCGTCGCACCATTCGTCACAGCGAACAGAACGCGGCTGCGAATGTGGGTATTATCTGCCGTTGTGATCGTGCGCGTAACCGTGGTTCGCTGTGTATACAAATCATCGCCAGTAGCCGTGAAAGCTTGGCTCGTAGAAGGCGTGGATGAACCTCCGGTCTCCGCTACATTAAGGTTGGTAGTGACGCCTGTATAATCGCCAGTGAGCAACTTGCCATAGACCGATGCCGTCCACGTCTCCCCGACCAATGCAGGAATGGCCGTGGTATTCATAAAATTGACCTGAAACGTCGCCGTTGCGAGTGCTGTCCCGCTTATCTGGAAATCAAACTTTGGTATTCCGGCATCGTCGCCAATCGCAACGATTGTGCATGTTATGCCGCTGGCCGCCGCTGAAATGCTCCATCCCGTCGGCGCCGTCCCAGGCGTTCCTGCAACGGCGCCTTCCGCCCTTGGATTGGCGATTGAGTTCGTCCGCTCATCCTCATTGAGCAACGTCCGCGTGCCAGTCGAATAGTCCCACCGAACCACACCGGCAGCCGCTTCCTGCAACACGCCGTCAAGGTCGATATACCAGCCCTTAGTTAGGCGTCCTGAGCGGTATCCGTCGAATGCCTCATACGTCTTAACGCCACGATTGATCGTTAGGTTTTGCGCGTCAATCGACCATGACCGGAGCAGAGACGACACGGCATTGTCTGTGTCCGTGACTTCCAACTCCCCAAACGCCCATGTGCCTGCCCCATCACCCGGCGGTAACGGTATCTGACGGTCGATGGATACCGGAGCCGATAGCTTAGGCGGATAGACTACCGTTCCACCTGCATCTGTAGATTTCGTTGTATACCCGATATCCGATAGATACAGCGCGCCGGTTGTTTCGGTCGGCCTGACATCCATAGACAGACTGCCCCACGGAACCGCGCCCCATGTGAACTCATAGGCGTTGTCGTCTGGCGAGCCTACCGTATCACCATCCGTATCGGCAACGTCCACCCCATACGGATCGGATAGAATAAATTCCTGCGCCGGCTGGAATAGTCCAACCGTAGCCGTCAGGAACGCCATATCGGTCACGCCGCGCGCATCCCCTGCAACCGCAGTTCACGAAGGATGGCGTCCAGCTTTTCGACGGTCTGTTCCATGATCGGGGCAAGGGTTGCGGTTTGCTGCGCCTCAGATGCCTGTATGGCAGCGGCAATGATCGCATCCGGGGATTGCGCCGCGACACCGCGCACCGCCGTCTGGACGGCCCCGAAGTCCCGCGCGTATTGCTGGCCGGAACCCCACACATTGCGCGATGCACCGAGGAACGTGTTGGACACGTCCGCCAGCTTGGAGATGGCGTTGAAGTCGCCGGACGCCGCCGCTTGGCTGGTGGTGCGGAAATCCTCGGCCGCCAGGCCATACTGCGCTTTCCCGGACAGGGGCGATGCGTCACCAACCGCGAGGGACCGCGAATAGTCGGACAGGCCCGTCAGGACCGAAAGCGCCTGCGACCTGGCGGCGAGGGCGGATTGGTCAGACGACAGGGATTGCGCGTTGAACTGCGTCAGGAGCGTGAGGCGTTCCTGCTGAGTAGCGCGATCCAGTCTCACCATTTGGTCCATATACAGAGAGGATTCCCGACCAGCATCACCGAGCATTGTCAGTAAGAAGTTGGACCGTTCTTCCCTTTCTTTTGCTGCCCTAGCATCGAACGCGACCAGCGACGCATCAAACGCGAGACGCGGATCGTTGTCGTTGATTGCTTTCGCCTGCCAATACCTGACATCCAGATTGGTGTTGTCTTGCCGCAGCAGGTCGATCGGCGCCTTCTGTGCCGCCGCGATAGCATTGTTCCGCGCTTGCGTCAGAGCGTCTTCTTCGTGGCCAAGATCGCGGGCCATGCTGATTGCCGCGTCATACTGCTTGTTCAGTTCCGCCAGCGCCGTTTCCAGCGAGCCAATGCCATAGCTGGTTTCGGTCTTGCCCAACGCGATCAGGGCCGGGGCCGTCTGGTCAACGAAGGTGATGATCTCGGTCACCTTGGCCTGTAGCGTTTCCAGGTTCTCAAACGACCGGCCGGACAGGTAACGGTTGACGGTATCGTTCTCAGACGAGAACCGTAGTTCCCCGAACGCGTCAGCGATCGACCCGGGCCGTCCATCACCCTGGCCGAAGTTCAGCCACTGCCCGGACGTGCCACCGATAATCCGCGACTGGCCGTAGTTGTCAGCGGAAACGCCGTTGGCGATGCGGAGGCTTGTGGATGCCAGGACGGCGTTGATCTGCGCCGTCTGTTGTTGGAGGGCCTGCACCTCGGCCGTGGTGTCGACGATCTGGGCGAAGGTCTGCCCCACCGCGAGCATTCCGTCAGATGCGGTCAAGCCGGTGGCGGAGTATGGGGTTGCGGCTTTGGGGCCGATTAGGCCGCCGCCTGCGCCGCCAAGCAGCCCGCCGAGAAGGCCGCCTATCACAGTGCCAATGCCGGGGATGATAGAGCCGATCGCGGCGCCCGCCAGAGCGCCACCGCCCGCACCAATCGTTGGCGCCGGCCCAACCTTACCCAGAGAGGATTGCAGGAACCCGCCCGCGAGAGACCCGGCGCCGAACCCGAGGCCGATACCGGATAGAGCGGAACCGATCGTAGCGCCACCCTGCGCTGCCAGGACGGACGACGACGAAGCCGGGCCGAATGCCCCTCCCATACCTGCCAACGCCGTGTTTGTGGCTGTGCCGAGGCCAACGCCATTGATGCCCGTGGATAGGAGGCTAGAGATACCGCCGCCAAGGTTCCCAAGGATGCCATTGGACCCGGTAAGACCGAGGTATTCCCCGATCCCGGACAACTTGCCTGCGAAATCAGTCAGCCCCAGCGCATCCGTGATCCCGCCGAACGTCGAGGCATTCGACGCCGCGTTCATGATGTTCAAGCCGCCGGTTGCCGAGGCCGAGACACCAGCGTTGCCGCCTGTCAAAACACCCAAGCCGGCGGAAAGGGTAGGGGCACCGCCGCCAAACAACGCGTTCCGAAGCGGGTTGATTGCGGCCAGCTTCACAAAGTCCGTAACGACGGACGCCACAACGCCACGAACGACGTTGCCGAAATTCACCGCGCGGCCGCTGCCAGAGATGAACGCATCAACGAGTGCCTGCCCAACACGATCGGCCGCATTGGACAGCGTGTCCATGATCGCCGAAACCGAGCGTTGCGCCTGATCCAGTTCCTTCGTTGCGTCGCTGCTACGGTTCAACGCATCGGCATAGCGGCGTTGGGCCGCCGCTGCCTCGGTTGATCCTTCCTCGAATTTGTCCCGAACAGCGGCGAAAGCCTTTTCCTCATTGGCCGCGCGCGTGATGCTTTCAGCCGTGCCATCGTAGGCAGCGGCGATGCGCTCTTGCGACCCGGCGGTTTCCTCGGCCGCGCGGATTTGTTGATGAAGTTGGTCCTGTTCCTTCCGGGATTGCTCGACGCTTTTGTCAACCAACTGCCGAATGCTATTCGTGGTCCGGTCAATGCCGGCGCGTCGCACATCCTCGGTTTTGTTCAGCTTGCCGAGGGCTTCGTCGCGCTCCTTCAAAAGCCCCGTGCTAATCTTCAGGTAATCGACTTCCGACACGGCGCCCGTGTTGCGCGCCTTGTCCAGCTTGGCCAGTTCGGTTGTATACTCGCTCTCGATCTTGTATTGAGCGTCGTATTTACTTTTCTGGACCTGAGTAGATTTTACGCCAGCCGCATATTCCGCCGCAAGTCGCTTTTCTTGTGACGCCTCCCATTCGGCTTCGTCGCGTAGGACGGCTTCCTTGTTGATCTGGCCTAGCTCGTCTCGGAATTTGCGAAGCTCTGCGGCAGCGTCATTGCGCGTCCGCTCCAACCCGGCTATGGCCTGCGGGTCGGCGTTGGCGTTCCGCGCGTCCTGGATGGCTTGGTCATAGGCCGATACCGTTGCGGAGCCGGTGGCCACCCCGGCAACCAACTCCGCCATCCGTTCGGCACCCGTGGCGCCACCGGCAAAGCCCCGGATTTTGTCAACCATGCCCGCCGCGATCTGCAAGGCGCGCGTTAGCTTTTCGCTAAAGCCCAACGCCTGATCCAGATGGACAAGGAAGGATTGCGCGGCAACGTCAAATTGCTGCTGTGCTCGCGCCATGGTGACAGGCATCTGCCCGAACACGTCATCGACGCCTTGCACCGCGCGCAGCATGGCCGGGAACACAACCTCGGCCGTGAGCTTGCCTTCCGCACCTAGGGTGCGAAGGTTGCCGATCGAAGTGCCCAATTCCCGAGCGAGGGATTGAGCGAACAGCGGCATATTTTCAAGGATGGACCGCAGTTCGTCGCCTTGCAGAACGCCAGAGGCCAACGCTTGGCCAAGCTGCTGGGTCGCCGCGCCGGTTTCTTGCACGGATGCGCCCGATACGATGGCGAACTTCTGCAAGCCGGCAACGAGGCTTAGAACCTGCTCATTCGTCGCGCCCACGTCACTCGCGGCGATCGAAAACCGCTGGAACGATCCGGCGCTTTCCGCGACCGCGATGCCTGTCTGGCGAGAGGATGCGGTCAGCTTGTCAAACACGGTCGACGCAACGCCCATGTCGCCAACCGTTGCCGACAGACGCGCGATCGAAGCGCGGGCCGCGTCGCCTGCAACGGGAATGGCACGCATGGCCGTTCCGAATGCGGCAACCGCCGCCGTCGCGGCCGCCATGCCGACGGCGAACACGCCGCCCGTGGCAAACGCGCCTACCAGCCCGCCTTGCTGCATTCCCATCTGGCGGATTGCGCTGGTGGTCTGGCCGGTCTGTTCCGCAAAAGATCGTGACGCATCTGTGGCGGATTTCATGCCCGCGACGCTGCGTTGCAGGGGTGGGGTGAAGCGTTCCTCTATGGCTTTGCCAGAGGCGACGATCTTGTTGGTGGTTTGCTCAAAGTTGGCGTTCAGCCGGGCGATATCTTGCTGCGCCTTGGCCAGCGTGATTTCACCACGACGATACGCGTCCATGACGACATTGACGCGGGTCGCATGTGCGGTTTCCGCGCGCTCCAACTTTGTGGTCGCGGCCGCAACGCCGTCGATGTCCTTGACCAAGCGGCCATAGGTCTGTGTGGAACGCTTCAAGACTTCATCGGTGACCTTGCCCTTCTCACCGACCGTCTCCATCGCCTTGGCCATGCCAAGCAAAGCGTCTTGATCCGCCTTCGCCTGTGCCGCAATTCGGCTGGCATACTCGACGCGGAGGGTTTCTACCGTCGCCATCAGCGCGTCAACGAAATGGCGAGGGCGGGGTAGGTCACTTGCTGGCCTCGCTGCTGACTTTTGCCCGGCGCATGGAACCGGCGCCCCGATTTGAACGCACGTTCGCGCCGCCCGGCTATGAAAGACTTGTCGTGATATCGGCCCTTCAAGATGTAGGGCGTTTCGTAGCCCAGCGTCGCGAAAGATGAGGGCAGAAACACGAACGTTTTGTTGAAGAACGCGGCGCGAAACCGACGCATGAGCTTTTGTCGCGCCCGCTCAATCGGATTGGCGGGAACGCTCAACGTCATGGCGCCGACCTCGATCTTTCGCGCGTATGGAAGCGGGTTGACGATCATCACGTCAGCATTCAGCGGGATGTCCTCATAGTCGCCAGTCCATGGCCTGCCGTTTACGGCCAGGGTCCAAGCCCGCACAAAGTCGCCATCGTCCATCGGGGACGCCATGGCGAGTTGCAGCATCGCCTCGCGGATGATTTCGCCCCACGAATTAAAGCGATACTCGACCGCGCCGCCGGGCCGCGTGGTTTCCTCTCTGGCACCTTCTCGGCCGTCAACGAACGTGTCGTATCGTTCCGACGCCTGCCCAGACCGGATTATCTCATCACGCCGCGCCCGTGCCACCGCAGCAAACCGCGCCGCGCTGGCTTCCGGGGATAGCGTCGCATCGACAAATTCACGGATCGTGCGCGCAACGGTCAGGTGGTTGCTCGCCATCACGTCCCCGGCTTGTTCTTCTCAGTCCACCAATTCAGATACACCGCATCCATGGACTGGATGCACCTGTCCATCACGTCCCGGTCTTCGTCGCCATGCCCGTGAGCGTCGCACCAATGGGCGATGACGGACCACGGGATTTTGCCGGGGATGGAGCGAATGATTGATCCGCCCATCGGTGCCGACATGCCCGTTACGATATGCGGCCGCTCGTCACCGAGGCGCCACCATGCCTCCCATATCCAATCCAGATGCGGGGTTGGGTCTGGCGTGTCGTCAACCTCGTTGCGGAGTTGCTGGATTTCATCCGCGAACGCCTCGGCCGCTTCCGGGGCCTCTTGGATAAGCGCCTCGATCTCCGCCAATCGCGTGATGGACGTTCCGCCTCCGCTCAGGTGCCAGCGAAGGCGGGTTGTCAGTTTCCCGCTGTTGCCTCGATCTGTGCATCACGGTCGTTTGTGACGCGCCCCGCCGCCGCCATGGCGAGGATGACCAGCGGGCCGCAAAACTCAGGATCGCGCAGCATTTCGCGGAACTGATCAGCCGTCACGTCCGGGCCGCCGTCCGAATGCTGCAAGCCTCGCACGTCGAGGAAGCATTCCGCCGCCAGCGCGCGACCGTAGCACGCGTCGTCATGGGTGGGTGGCAGCGTGTCCACTGTCACCCGTTCCGCGCCGGGATCGCGTCCCTTGTTCAGATCACGAGCCGCCTCCATGCGGAGCCGAAACAGAGCGTCACGATACCGAGGCGTGAAACCGCGCGTGCGGATATCGAACGGTTCCCCGTCCGCTTCCACCGTAACCCACTTGCCTTCCTTGATCTTGTCCGCATCAAACTTGATGCGATTGAGAGACGCCACAGGTTGCTCCTATCAGTTTTCCACGTATTCGAAACGATCCAGCGTAATCATCGCGCCGGTCACCGTCTCGTCTTTCGATGCCGTCCAAGACAGGGGAAGCATCACGTCCACGTTCCGGCCGCTCGCGTTCGGGCTGCCGTCGCCTGCGAAGAACAGACGCGGGACCGCGAATACGAGGGCCTGCTTGGAAAGGCTGTTGTAGACCGCGCTCGCAAGAGACGTTGCTGTGCCTGCGAGGTATTTCGTCAACAGCGCGTTGTCCCCAAAGTAGGGTTCGATCGTGCCCGTCACGTCCAGCGCGTGGCCGGTGATGCCTTGCGCGTATTCCGTGTCGATGGCGTCAATCATCGTGCTGTTGTTGTTCAGGACGATGGTCATCGCGCGCACGAAATTCGGCGTTCCGAGGGTGGAACCACCTTCCGTGAGGCGACCGACATGCACGCGCGTTACGAACGCCGGGAAGTCGGACAGGTCAAGCGTCGCATCGGGGGACGCATCAAGCGCAGACGTGCTAACGGACCCGCCCATGCCCTGATACGTGTTAGCAACGGTGATCGGCTGATTGAGCGCGAAGTTGAACGCCTGATTGGCAACGACCATGCCGGGGTGAACGAAGTAGTTCGGCGTGGTCTGACCGAGGAAGCCGCGTTCGATGGTCTGGCCGACCTGTGTCGTGCCGTTCTTGATCTGGTCACCGAACCAAACCTTGATCGTCTTGCCGGTGCCGCTGTCCGTGGTCCAACCCGTGGGACGGTGATCCAGCGGGATGGCCGTGGCAGTGATGGTGCCTGAAATGCGCGCCCATCCGTTCAGCGCCGCCGTAGCGAACTTATCACCCGTCGCAGTGCCGCCGATCTTGATCCACTGACCGACCGCGAGGCCGAGAGTGGTGAAGTCGAGGGCCGTGGAACCGAGGCCAGTAGCGGTGGCAGTGATATCGGCCGACGCGCCCTGGAAGCCAACGACCTTCATGCGAGCCGTGCCGAGGGGGGCAGCCTCGTCAGTCAGGCCGGCGCCGACGAATGCAGGGACCGTGGCACTGCCCGTGGTGCATTTCGCAACCACGTTGTTGCCAGTAACACCAAACCCTGTAAGCCTCACGAGTTGGCCGGCAACAAACGCCGTTCCGGTAGTGCAAGTGACAATTCCGCCAGTCGTCGCAACGGCTGTGATAACGCTGTCCGCCGTTCCGTCGTTGAACCGCGTCGCCGTATTCGTGAACGCGTTGTAGAACGCGGAACGAATATCCACATCGTTCGGGCTGTCCGGGAACGGATACAGCATGTCATACGGCATATCGCCGCTGGATTGCTTGCCGATCCGCAACACGTCAGACGACATGCGATCGGAACGCATCTCGCCACTCTCGGCAAACGTCGGCACGAGATTGAGCGTCTCGCCATTGACGCGGCGGAGACGCATACGCGGCGTGCCGGGCGTGGTCCCGACAGTCGTTTCCAGGACCGAGGCAATCTGGGTGCGGTTAGACGAGGGCATCATCGTTCTCCAAGTTCACAGGCGGGACCTTCACCGCACCCGCGCGGCGCATCTTCAACGGCTCAACCGGGGCATCCGTCTTTTCCTCTTGGATCAGACCGGAATTGACCCAATCCGTCGCCGACACCGGCCCGTCAATTTCATCGGCCGTCACAACCTGCCCAACCGAGAAACGGCGCGACGGACTGTTGAACGGCCGCAACACTGCGTATCGCATGTCACGCGTCCCTGACTGTTAGAGTGATCGTCCGCGCGGCGGACTGTGTAACAGGGGTTCCGAACGTCCCTGATCGCACCTTCATGTATTGGTAGCCTGCCCACTGATCGAGGCTGGTTGTGCGGTGCATTTTTCCTGCGACAACATCCAACTGGACCGCGGCGCCAGCCTCGGTGACCAACTCGTAATAGGTGATCCCATCTTGCGAGACCTGAAACGTCAGGTCCGCGTCATCCCATCCAGTCGGAACGATAATTGCCAAAATCGGACGCCGTTGGAGCGTGACAGCCGCCGAAAGCGACCCGCTCAACGCAATTGTTGTCGTCAGGTCGTAATAGTTCACGTCTATAAGCTCCCGCAGAACAAGCGTATCGAACGGCTTAGGGCCGGTCACTTCCTCGCGTTCAAGAACAAGCCGCACCAGACCGCCGACCGTATCGCCAGCCGTATCGGTCACAACGGAACCGTCTGTGTCAGTTAGAACGAAATCGGGACGAATGCGGCGAGCGTCAGTCTCGAAAGACGACGTTGCACGCCATTCCACTTCCGTCATTAGTTCCGAACCCACTCCACCGAAACGGTCACACGGTAGTAATTGCCGTTGTCGTCACCTGGTCCGCCGATATCGCTCGTGAAATCGCGAAACTCTATATCCGGCGAAAGTTGGACGCCTCGGAACAGTTCAACCATGGCATCGGCATACTGATCGGACACTTCAACGCCAGCGCCGGCCGGGGTGAACAGGTGGAAGAACACCGAACCATCTTCGCGCCAGCGGTTTTGCGTCCGGTCTTCGTCGCCGATGGACCATTGATCTGTGCCGTTAAAGCTGATCTCGACGTAGACCCATGGCTGTAGGTTGCCAGCCGTGGTTAATGGCGGTTCCGTGAGCGTGTTCTGGTAGACGAGCGGCGTGGTAGTCCAGTTTGCTTCAAGGTGCGTCCTGACAGCCGTGCGGACGTTAGCGCGGGACATTATCCGCGCACCGTGACGTTGATACGGTGAAGCTGTCCGTCGATGTAGACCGGATCAGCACCCTCGATATTCCTAACTCGGCCGGCGGAAACGATCTTGTCGCCCTTCTTCGGCACCCGGACATCCAACCCATTCGGCGGACTGGTCACCGGCTGCCCGCCAGGCCACTGCGCCGCGATTATGTCTGTCGCAGACAGGATCACCAGCGTATCCCCCTGGATGATACCGCCCGCCAGTTCATCCGCCCTGTAGCCCCGCACGAGAGCGCGGCATGTGCAATCGACGTTGGTTTGGTTCGTCGTGCCGGTCGTGCGGCGGAGGGTCACGTCCTGGCCTAATGCCGCGAGCATGCGGTCTAGGTCTCCCTGAAAGCTCACGAAACCCGCGCCCTCACCGCCAGCAGCGTAGACCCGGCATAAGTCCCGGTAGTCGTCACCACAGCCCGCAGCCGATCACCTAGCACCGCGTCAAACACACCCTCCGCCGAAAGGTCCGCATAGGACGTGACAGCCTTGGACAGCCGGGCCGAGAGGTTCGCGTATTTCACGGCGGACGTAGTGGCAAAGTCCATGCGCGCGATATCGTGCCAGAGTTCGCCGCCGTCGAAGGACGTTTGGACCTTGACGATTGCCGTTGTGCCGCCTGAGCCATACGTAAAAATGGACTGGATGGCGCATTCCGTCATGCCGTCTAGGCCGTCGATGGCGGTGTAGATTTGGGTGGTTAGGGCCGTGGTGATGGTTTGGGTGGCGAGGGTGAAGATGCGAGGGATTGCCATCAGAAATAAACCTCACGAAACCGAGACAATAATTCCTGAACTTCCATGGACATCAACGGATCGGACGCGCCGCCGACCCAATATTCCCGTTCACCCACACCTTCGATCCGGACCCGCTTCAAATTTGGATTACCAGAACCTGGGCCATTCTCAGACCAGAACATGCGAACCATCTTCACAGCCGCCATCTTCAAGGCCGGCGGAACCGTGGCATATCCAGCCGTATAGACGACAGTGATTTTCTCGCCGTCCCATTCAACCCGGCTATCAGCCGAAAGGCGGTATAGCTGCCCGGCCTGAACCGAGATTTCATACTCTGTTGTCGCATACGTCGTGGCATCGACAACGACAGACGTAACAGCCGTCACAGGCCGCTTGGATAGCGTCAGTTCCTCTCGGCCATAGACACACCGGAATACCTCGGTGATGGTTTCCTCGCGGAACGTCAGAGGATTTGGCGGGACATCCATGATGCCGCACCATTGAGCCATCGCATCAGCGGCACGATCCCCGAATAGCGCCAAAAGCGTGTCCTGTGACGCGTCAGTAGACGACAGCCCGACCGCCAGCCGCAATTCTTCCGTCGTCAGCAATGCAACATCGGTTGCCGGGGTCGTGACGGTTATCACATCACACCATCAGAAAATGGAAAACACCGACCTTCGTATCGCCGCCACCTCCGACAACGATCTTGATGCGATCTTTGGCAAGAGCAATTGGCGCCAGCACCGCGCTACCGCCGCCGGCATACAAGGCAGCAACGCCAGCCGTGCTATGCGTGGCCTGACGTGGCGCAATCGTGACGCTTGCGTTTACATCAGCTTGCGTCCATATCGTCTCTCCGGTCGCCTCGGACGTGATCGTGAAGTCAACACCTGCCGCGAAGTCCGTCTTGACGTAACGGACCTGCGACAGAATGCCATGGTTGATAGTGTCAGTGTAAGCGGTTGCGGCTCCGCTCGCGTCCGTCGTTACGGTCACGGAAAACCGCTCTGCAAAGCTCACCGGCTGATGACCATCGCCAGATGAATACGGGGCGTTCCGCCAGCGCCACCGCCTGTGACCGTGAAGTTGACGGCCTGACCAGCGGTCACGGTGTTCGCAGCGGTCGGGGTGGCGCTGTCAACGTCGCCAGCGGCAGAGCCGGCCGTGGCAATCGTCACGACGCCATTGGTTACGCCCGTGGCGCCGATCGCTGACGTAATCGTAATGTCCGCCGTTCCGACAGCACCATCCGTCACAGTCCAAATCTTGGAGATCGTGCCGGCATGCGGGCACACCACGTAGTAGACCGCCTCGGCTGATCCATCCGCGATGTCCAGAAAGACCGAATATTCATCCAGTTCCGCGGCCGTCGCGGATACCGTGGTGCCATCCAGCTTCAGGACGCCGCCGCTTTCGATTTCCAGCGTGCCGCCGGAGGCAACGATGAACTCGTTGCCGCCCTGCTTGCGGTAAACGGCTGTCTGGTATGTGGTGTCTACCATTAGGAACTCCGTTGGTTGCAGCGCCTAAGCGCCTACCCACTTAAGGGATGGTTAACGCATCAAAGGGTTTGGGTGCCGCGTGTGATCGTAACGGGCTTCGATCTCATCCGCCGTGGGAGGCGTATCAATCGGCACCATGGAGACAGTGGCTATTCCGTCTTCGTTCGACGCAATCGACACCGTTACCATGTCATAGCCATACGGATGGACGCCCTTGTCGGTCGCATCCATCAACGAAGAAGCCGCTGAGACGCAAATCTTGATCCCACGCGCGGCCGCCATGCCGAGCCAAAATTCCAGGCAAGCGCGACCCTGCTCCGCGTGGTGTGCATTGGCCAGCGTGTAATCGCACCCGAAGATGCTAATCTGCTTCACGCCAATATGGATTGCATATGCAACCGCATACGCCGCAGTCCCGTTGAAGTAGCAATGACCGAGATGGTTAACCACATCTTCCAATGGGAACGCCACACATCCGGGATATCCCTCCCGAACCACACTCGTATAAATAGGACCAGGATGCACCCGCATCCATTCGAGCATGGCCGCAATGTTGCTTTGCGGTCGGGCCGCCGATCGGATTTCCTGGACCGCGCAATCGTCCATGTGAAAAACACGGTCACATTGGATGATGTCGCCTAGGCCATTGATTGCCCAGACCTCATCCGCGAAGCGGTGTCGATTACCTAGACGCTTGACGTGATCGACATACGCTTCGCAGGACGGGCCGAGGCCGAGGATGACGACGTGTTCGGGCGCCGCCATCATAGATCAGGTTGCCACCGGAGCGTTGCGGGGACTGGCCAGCAAGACTGTGACGGCCACAGGCGCGGCCGCCGTGGTGGTTTGCAGGATGTTGCACTGAACGTAGCGTTTCGTCCCGATATAGCCGAGGCGCTTCACGACGTTCTTGTTGCTGCCGGACGTGCGGGGCGTGCCAGCGTCAATCCCCGCAAGCGCCTCGGTCCCGAGAAGGAAGCCGTCAGCGACGGAGGTCATCGTTCCGGTCGCGTCGCCGTCCTTGACGACCGGCGTGATCGTGGCCGCCGTGGACGTGATCGAACCGTAGCTGATCAGGAACTCGACGCCCTCATACCCGGCGCGGTCAACGACCTTGCCTGTTGCCGCACCCGCCACCGCCGCGATCGTGCGAATGGCGTCGATGTTGTAGTGAATGTCCTTCATGACGCGACCTCCTATTAGGCGTTGACGATGTATTTGATCGGATGCGTGCCCGCATCGACCAACTGACCGTCGCACCGCTGGAACGCGAGGAAGCCGGTCTGGTTGTAGTCGGCATACCGTTCCACAAGGCGCAGGACCTGCACGCCGGTGACCATGCGGATGTAGTATTTGGAGAAGTCACCATAGAGGACCGGCTTCGCGCCCGTGGCGATCGACGCCATGCTCTGGTTGACCGTGTATGGCGCCCCAAGGATGGTATCCGGCTCGCGAACGGCCAGACCGGACAGCCACAAATACTGGCCGTCGCCGTCCTTTTTCTTCTTCAGCACCTTCAAGGTGGCGTCGTTGAACATGTAGCGAGCGTTCATCCGATACGCCGGGTCGACCGAGTGCATCAGGTCGATCAGTTCGTCGGCGGTGATGTCCGTTGCGCTGGCCGCCGTCACACCGGAAGTCGCAGCCGTCACCACGCCGTTCGGCTTCGCCGCGCCGTCGCCAGTGGTGAAGTGCGTATTCTGGATGCGGGCCAGGCGGTCGCCCAGCTTGCGCGCGAGGTAGGTGTCCAGGTCAAACGCGCTGTCCTGAAGGAGTTGGTTCGCCACCAGGACCAGCTTGCTCGAATAGGTGTAGGCGTGCATCGAAACACTGCCGAACGCAACGTCCTGATTGCTGACCTGCGTGTTCTCGGACAGGAGCGCGCCGGTATTCGACGTGTCGTTGTCAGTCGGGATCGGCAGGTCGTTGCCGCTGTCCGTGCTGAACACGTAGGACACTTCGCGCATACCGCCGAAGGCAAGCTGCGCTTCTTCCATGCGGGCCATGAAGCCCTGCGGGATGGTGTAGCCGCCACCGGAGCCGGTCGTGGTGCCCTGCGCCGCCTGAATGCGCGGCAACGCCACAGCGCGCATTTCATCGCTCATGTTCGCGATGCCGTGCTTCAGGTAGTGCCGGAACACGGAAGTCTCGAACTCGGCTGCCGCCTTGGTATCGTCGGCGCTGATATCCTCGCGGCCGGCGCGATGCTCGCGGCGCTGCGCCAGATGGCTTTCGCTCGCCTCCAGCGCCTCGATCCGGTCGATGTTGGCCTTGATCTTGTCGGCCTCGGCCATAATCGCATCGAAACGGGCCTCATCCTCTCCGGACATGACGCCATCGGCGCCGACCGCATCAGTGAGCGCGCGAGCGTCGGAAACCAGCTTCGCGCGCTGTTCCCGAAGTGCTTTGGACTTCATTTTGTTACCCTTCAGATGTCGCGCCCGCAGGCACGGAACAACGGCGGAACAATTCCGACGTTTGGTTAGCCGTCACGTTCCATGATCGCTAGACGGCGCTTCATGGCCACCACGCGGGCAGCCATGCTCGCGTTAGACGTATCATCGGCCCCGATGATGCTATCCACGAGGCCGATTTCTTTCGCTTCCGATGCGGTAAACCAAGTCCCATCGGACGCGCCGGTCATCATCTTCAGCATTTCCGCGCTGGTTTGCCCGGTTTTCGCCGCGTAAATATCGGCAAGGTTGCCGTCGATCTTTTCCAACGTCGTGGCCATGTCCAGCATGTCCGCCGAGTTGCCGATGGCAAACCCCCACGCCTTATGGATCATCATGAAGGCGCTGTCCGCCATCGTGACGGTATTACCCGCCAAAGCGATGAAAGAAGCCGCCGAAGCCGCCCATCCCTCCACTTTCGTGGTGATGGTGGCGGGGTGCGAGCGTAGTGCCTCATAGATGGCGAGGCCATCAAACACGTCTCCACCCTCGCTCTTGATGCGAACAAGGACAGATGGCGTCTTGATTTTTGTGAGAGCGGTATTGAACTCCTTCGCCGTCACACCCCAAAAGCCGATTTCGCCATACAGCATGATCTCGGTGGTATCCGAGGCGGCGCGAATATCCAGTTCGGCGGGCGTTCGGTCAGCGGGGGAACGATTGTTAAACCGCTCGCTCCACTTCGCGCGCGCATCTTCCTTGCTCGCCAGATGTAGCGGCCGGTTCATAATCATCTCATCAAGTCCTTATGCCGGCTCTAATGGCTCGGTGGATGGCTGTTGTTGCTGTCCGCTGGCCGTCAACGGCACCGTGCCGCTCTGGATGTAGAGAACGTCGCCGCCATCCATGTCAGGCAGGTTCAGGCGCCTCCGGACCTCGTTCGGCGTGTAGGCGGCATTCATCACGCCACTGGCGAAAAGTTCCGATTGCGTCTTCGCGTCCATAGCGTTCAGGGCGTTCCGGTTGAACTCGCAATAATACGGGTCCGAGACCACCTTGCGGTTCAATTCGCCTTCAATCCGGCAGAGGATCGGGTCCAGCGTTGTCTTCTGGAACCCAATAGCCAACTGCTCGATCCCGGTTCCCCAGGACGTTGCCTTCTCCGTTTCGCCCAGAATGTGCAACGGAACACCAAACGCCCGCGCAATATCGGCAATCTGAAAGCGCCGGTTCTCTAGCGTCTGAGCGTCCGCAAGGCTCATCGTGATCGGCTCGATCTTCGAACCATTCTCGATGAACACAGCCTTACCCGCGTTACCGGAGCCGGCATAGAGACCGTTAAACTCGGTCCGCATACGCTTCATTCCGTCCGGCGATAGTTTCGGGCCGACCTCTACGGCAATAGACGGGTTGACGCCGTTCTTGTGCATCGCCCCAACATGCTGCTCCATCGCCATCCCGAGGCCGATTGCCTGCCGTGCGGCATACTCAATCGGAGAGACGCCTTTGATCCCGTCAAACCCAAGGCCGGGGACGTGGATTATCTTGTCGCTGTCAAACCATTCTTCAAAACCGCGCCCGATATACCGATACCGAACCCGGCCACCAATCCTGACAGGTTCCACCGCCGTCGCATCTAGTGGCAGTATCCCAATGATGCGGTTGGCGTTGTCCGTCTCGATCAGCGAGTAGTGGTTGCCGCGCATGTCGAGGTTTGCGCTGATCATCTCCTTCCAGATAAACGCGCTCATCATTTCGTTCGGCTCGTCATGCAACAGACGATACAGCCGATGCGACGTGGCCAATTCCCGCCCGCTATCCGTCCGCTTGAACACCTGCAACGGCAGCGTTGCGATGATGCCAGCCTTCAAAGAGACACAACGATACACAGCCGTCACACGCATGGCCGACGTTGCCGAAACAGAAGGCCCAGCATACGACGGACCGCCGCCTGTGATATCCGTCAGCCATGACGCTGGGTTCGCCAGAGACGTTGACGGGTTTTCGGGGGAGACGTTGAACACAGGCTCAATACGAGCCTGCGGCGCAGTCTCAGAGTGCCGGCTGAAGGGCCACATCGTCCCAAACCCCCGGCATGTCGTAGATGGATGAATATGTTGCTGCTTCGCCACTCACCGCAGCGCCGGCCAGCATCGCCAGCACCACCAGCCCGTCTATCCGCCCGCGCTGTTGCGCCTTCACCAGATACCGATTGCCGCGCGCATCGGCCTTGATCGCAGCGTTACCCGCGCACCATTTCGTGATCGGGCTTTCGTCAATCACGATCTCACCGTTAAGGATCATGTCTTCCAGAACGCCAAGAGACCGGGGCATCCACAGCATCTTGTCGCTGGTCATGCCCTGCGCTCCCTGCCCGTGGATGACCAGCTTCAAACCGCTGCCGTAGTTTTCGTCCGGCGACCAGATCCAGGTATCGAACCCGATCGCGTCGCACGCGGCCCGGAAATCGCTCATGAACGCCGGGTCGATCGCCATCATTTCCACGTCGTATTCCGCGCACATCCGTTGCGCTTCGACGGCGACGAACGAATAGTCGATCGTCCGGCCGGGGACCGCGTTCAAGAACGGTTCCGGCCCCTGTGACCACTCGACATACGACGCCCGGTCGGTCCGCGCCGCTTCCGCCAGCCCGTCCGCGGGCTTCCAATACCGCACCGCCGCGAGCAACCGACCTTCATCGTCCCGGCAACCGACCCCAAGCGCGGTCAAGTCGTTCTTGCGGCTCAGGTCCAATGACAGCCAGCAAGGCCGCCCGGCGAACTGCGCCATGTCCACATGGCCTTGCGCGCCTTCCCAGGCGTCCAGGTCGATCCAGTATTCGGCCGTGCCGACCGGAATGCCGAAATACAGCCGCTTGGTGGCCAGCGCCTTGGCCATGCGCCCCTTGGCGCTCTGAACCTCGCCTCGCACATTCTCAATCGGGAACGTCAACCCGAGGCATGGCAGGGACTTCCGCCACACACTTTCGTCGTTCATCGGGTCGTCACCCGGGTCCGTCCGCGCGATCAGCGAGAACGCCGCGTCGTCGTTGGCCTCCCCGCGCAAGATCGACTGATACACGTCGGAATACTCGGTCCCGACGAGCTGGTCGGCGGCCGGGGTGTTCGTGCCCAGCAGCATCAGGCTATCGCCCGGCATCTTGGCAATGGCGGCCTGCCACGTCTCGATCGCGCCGCCGGTCCGCCATTCGTGGATTTCGTCACCCAGCACCAGAGACGGGCGCGGGCCGTTCACTCGTTCGTCACCTGCCAGCGCACGGAACACAGACCGTGTGGCCGGATGTTCGATCATCCAGGACATCTGCCCGTTGCCACGGATCAGCACTTCACCGAGGCTTTCCAGCGTCTCGCCATCCCGTCCGGGGATGGGGGCCTGGCACATCGCCGCCGCGTCCTGAAACAGCACGTTCGCCTGATTGCGATCCTTCGCGATGGCGTAGACCTCAGACCGGGCAACCCCGCACCAACCCATGACGTAGAGGCCGAGCGCAGCCATCAGCGGGCTTTTGATCTGCCCCTTGCCCAATTCCAGCCACGCGTGACGAAACCGGCGCCGACCGTCCGCCCGCATCCAGCCGAACAGCGAGCCGACCACGAATGTTGTGTAGCTCGGCAGGTTGAACGGTTCGCCTACCTTCGCGCCCGCTGTGACCGACAACACCGCCGGGAAGAACGCCTGCGCCCGTTCCGCCTGTTCCGTGCGCCAGTGCAACCCGCGCTTGGGGCCGTCAATCAGGTCGCGCAGGTGGCGCTCACAGGCCAGCCGCATGAAGTGGCCGGACACCACATCGCCGCTCACGACATCCTCGGCCCAAGCCGAGGCCGGGTCTGTGTCGGGGTGGTATTTACGCTTTCGCGGCAAGGAACCTGTCTGCGGATGTTGCGGCGCGGGACTTCTTCTTGACCGGCGCGACCTGCGCCCTGCGCCGTGGGTTCAACCCTAGTTTGTCCTCATGGTTGCTGGCCATCACGTCTGCGTCTTTCAGCACGGTCCACCATGGGTTCCATGACGCCGATTTGGTCCGCTTGGCAGGAACGACGGGGCCTTGTTCCGCGATCTTGGCAGTAGCGTCATCGAACATCACGCACGCCACCACATAGCGGCGGATTTGGTTCCCGTTGATTGTCGCCAGGGTGCCCGCGTCGCGCATTTCAGAGACGGTCGCGCGCCAAACATCGCCAGCGCGGGCCTGCAACAGTTCATCCGTGAAGATCGTGTCCCATTCTGGCATCAGCACGTCGCCGTTGCCGCCGGGGAGAGCTACTAGGGCCATGGGCACCTTAAGGGGTCGGTTTGAATTTTCATCTCACTGCAAGCG